ACGGTGCCATGAGATTTTCCTTTCACTCGTGGGTTAGCAGTCCTTGTACTGAAAGAGCACGTGGACGGAAGTACATGAAATGCGGCTGCCATCTTCCCACCGGTCCACCATGTTGACGGACTCGGCGAGAAAGACTTGAGTGCCATCCGGGAGCGTCCCGGAGTAGCCGTTGAACGCTGCCTTGACGGCAAGGGCAAGATTGCGAGCGTCAAGATAGCGGAGCGCCTTGCAGTCGAAAACGATGCGGGAGCTTGCCACGCCTACCGGCCCGTCGTTGGCGTTCTCGCTCACATCGGACGGGCTTTGATAGGTGATGAGCGGGTATTGAGCTAGGTCTTCTGGTGCGGGTATTGGTTGAATGCTCTTGTTCACAATTGCGGTGACAGGCTCATTCGTGAGCAGGTATGCAACTACGCCATTGGTGAGCATCAGCCGAACTCCACATCGTGCGAGTTGTTCTCGGGCCGGGCGTTCTCGCCATAGCCCAGGAGGTCTTGAAGCGCCTCGCAAAACGCGTCGACGGCGGCTTCCGCAGATTCATCGAAGGCCGCGGCCATGAAGTGTTTGCCGGGGATGTCGCGGATCGGCTCGCGGTGGCCGTGCGTCACTTTGCCGCCGTGTTCCGTCAACGTCCAACCGTTCTCTTGGCGATAAGCGACCAGGCCACCGATGTCCTTGGACGGCCCAACCTTCACAAACCCTGTGCCGGTCTTTTTGGAGAGACCCACTTGCGTGTGCATGTCCGCTTTGAGAATTCCGGGCGGAAGCGATGTTCCCTCCGGAGTCTCTTCGTCGGTGCGCTCGGGCGTGTGATCGACCACGGCTTCAAGCATGACGTTGCCGGCGGCTTGAAGTGCGTCGCGCATCACCTGTCCGGCGGCGCGCTGCGAGAGCCGTTCGAGAGCGGCTTCCAACTCGCGGGTGTCTATCGTGAGTTCGATAGTGTCATCCATCTAGTTGGAATCCTCATCGACCATCAAGCAGGCAAGACGCACGATGCGGTTGCGGTGAAGCACATTGTCCGCGGCCTGCACCAAGTAGGTGTTATCGCCGAAGACGACGCGCATGCCGGGCGCGAGGGTGATGGATGCGCCGGGCCAGCGGATGGTAAGCAAGTCAGTGGATTGCGCAGCGAGAGAGGAGTTCGAGAACGATTCCTTGTACGCCTGCGAGCCTGTGTTCTCAATCTTTGCCCGCGTGGACAGGACAACGTTCCACGTCGATACTGGCTGGCCGGCGGCGTCGCGCGCGGAACTTGCGGACTGAATCTGGACGGAGTGACGCAGTTCGCCGGCGCGGAGATAGAGAGGATTGAGCATTGATCCTTATTGGTCGTAGGGTTTGTAGCCCTGGACTTCGAGCTGTTCGCAGTCGAGCAGGGCATGAACTCCGAATGGAATTTCTTTCAACGTGAGCGGGTCCGATGCGTCGCGGTTGTTGTACCAGTGGCTGACCATCAGCAAGATTGCTTGCTGGACGGTCTGTGGCGCATTGCCGCCGTAGTAGTTCGCGGTGAGCGTCTGCCCCGCGTAGGAGGCGGCGACGGTCAACACGCCGGAGGCGTTGGTGAAGGCGACGGGGTTTCCGTTCGCGTCCGTCAAAGACAGGCCACCGGTGAAGAGAAGCGTCCCGGCCGTGAAGGCCGCGGCCTGCGAAAGAGTGATCGAGTAAACGCCAGCCGTGCCCACAACGGCCAGCGTGTCCGTGTACTTCCGTACGTAACTTCCTGCGGTGAACGCGATCTTGACGCTGCCGGGAAGATACGTAAGAACCGTGGGCCAGTAGTTGCCCGAGGCGGGCACAATGCGCGCAGGCTGCGAGATGAGATCGGCCTGATAGCTTGCCGCAGGAAGTGTTTGGACCGCGCCGGTCTGGTCAATATAGGTGATCGAATCGACAGACAGCGTAGCCGGCTTGGGAACGTCGATGGTGATTCGGTTCCAGAACTCGGCGTAATACGGCCAGTCTGCCCGGTTTGCTGGGTTTACGGTTCCGTTGGCGCAGTACCAGTATGGATAATGGTCGAGGGCGCGAACCCATTGCTGATTGAAGAAAGCGCGATAAGTGTATTTTTCGGCGTACTGTCGAGCCGCCGTGACGAGACCCAAGATCATCGCGTCGTCGGATGTGAAACCGGCGTCGAGCGTCAACTGGCTGTGGGCCTGCGCCAGCGTCACAGGTTCAACCGACGGCGGCGCTACGAGCTGAAGATTGACGGACATTAGCTCTTCCTCGGCTGACTGCGGCGGCGCACACCGGGCTTTTCTACGACGGTGCCTATTCCGCTATCTGACAGTGGGGCAACGTCGCCGGAGGCCACGAACGGCACAATGCCAAGTTCCGTGAACTTCACTTTCTCGGCGCGGCCACTAACGATCCAGCTTTGGCCGAGTTCGTCTTCCGCTTCAATCAGTTCGCCGGTGAATATGGGCGTGGGTGAATTGGCGCAGTTGAAGCACTTGGTTGCACGCACCAGCATGGGAGTCCTCCAAATGGAACAGACACGCCGGCGGGTGGTTGACCGCCGGCATGTTTGAGCACTGCCTGCTTAGGCGTGGGTGGCGAGCTTCAGGATGGGGTGGGTGCCTGCATCGACGTTGTAGCCGCCAACGCGGGCGTAGGCCAGGAAGCCGATCTCCAGCGTGTCGATGTACCGCTCTTCCAACCGGCGAATGGACAGCGGGCCGTCCGTGCGCAGGATGTAGCCTTCCTCGAAATCGCCGAGCATAACGCCAGTCGCGCCCGCGGTGGTTGCCGTGGGAAGCGCCTGGTTGAGTGTGATCGGCAGACCGAGGATGTAGTCCAGGGTCCCGGTGTTGGGGTTGGGGATGAAGATGGGACGCCCGAGAGTATCCTTGAGGCCCATCACCCAAACGCGGCTGGCGTTGTTCATCACCCAGCGGCCATTGGGAAGATACGCGGGCTCCAACGCGCCGAACGCTGCGCGGAAGTCATCGTAGACCGGGCCGGTATTGGCGGCTGTCGTCGCGCCCAATGTCGCGCCTGCAACCACCGAAGCAACGTTTGACGTGTTGCCGTTGGTGATCATGTACTCCAGGCCGCGATAGTAGCGGAGGCCGAACTTCGCCTTGATCCACGCGTCGAGATCGAACGCGGAGTCTTCAAGGTCCTGCAAGGAGACCTTGACCAGCGTAGTAACAGTATCGGTCTGCCCGATAAATCCGCCCAGCGCCGGGTCCTGCTCGCTCACCTCAGTGGCTTCCAGAGTGAGCGTGGTCAGCGTGTTCCCGGTGTCGTTCGCCGTGCCGATCTTGATGGGAGCGCCGTTGTTGTTGGTGACCTTGTGCCGGACTACCGACACGGTATTACCCACCAGTTTCTTGGCATCGTTGAGCACGTTGTCAAACAACTGCGGGATGATGACGTTGCCGGCCACGTTGCCGGATGCGCCCGTCGTAGTAATGTCGCGGCGCTCGCGCAGCAGACCGCGCTCTTCGCCTGTCATGCTGCCCAAGCCAAAGCGTACGAACTTTTCGAACGCTGAACGGGTCTCCGAGTTGCGCTGTTCTTCCTCGGACTGGCCCCCTGTGGGGCTTCCACGGTGCGGACGCTGCGTGCTGCGCAGTTCCTTGTCCGAGGCTTCGAGAGCCTCCATGGCGCGAATGTCGGCGACAATCACCTGCTCGTCCGCGAGCATGGTGTTGACCTGGGCGCGCTGTTCGGCTGTTACGTTCTCCGCCTGCATAATGGCCGCGGCGTCATGCACCAGCTTGGTGCGCTTCTCCTGCAACTGCAAGATAGTTGGCATTGTGTTTCTTGTCCTTCGGGAGTGGATTGCAGGACGGCCAACGCACCAGGCGGCGGCCTCGTTGCTTACGCTGCGGGCGTGTGCGATCTAACGCACCGGAAAGAACCGGACGCCCGAACCGTGAATTCTGAATTACGAGAGGGTTACGCCTGAGGGGCTTCCGTTCGTGTACCAGGAGCCGCCGTACGCGACCAGACAGAGACTGTTACCGACCGCAGCGGTCCAGGTAGCAACGTGCTTGCTCGCGTTGATGCCGTTGGTCGGCGTGGTGACTGTGTAGGCAAAGGCGTCGGCTGCCACGATGTCCAATTCCTGGCCGTCATTTCCACCCGCCGCGGGAAGCCCGGCAATAGGAGCGGCCAGGGTGATGGCAGAAGCTGCGCCGGTGTTGAGAACTGCCGTACCGGAGGTGACAGTGATTGCGCCTGCAGCAATGACGCGCTGAACGTTGCCGTACGCGGCGTCGACCGTGGAGAGTGCCGCGGCAAGCTGGCTAACAGATGTGGCCTGGCCTCCAGCGGCAAAATCGGGGTTGCCGGTGGTCGGGACCAAAAGGCCGAGGTTCTTCGTTGCTACGGTAGGCGGCATAGGGCGTTCTCCTGAAATGTGTGTTTCGGTTGTGTCGAGAGACCTTGTTGGTTAGGCCAAGCCGCGGATTGCGGCGGCCACTTTGGCGCGAAGCTCGCGGTTTGCTGCGGCGGTCACGGCGCGCTGATTGCAGCGGCAGTTCAAGCCGTCGCAAACAGGGTTGCTGCAGCTATCGCAATCGTCCGCAGTGCATTCGGGGCATGGACAGTCGCAATCGTCCGCGTTGGACCGCTTTTCGAGTTTGGCGCGGAGCGCAGCCGGCGTAGATGCCGGAAGACTGCGGGCCTGTGCGTTGGTGGCCGGGTATGCGGGATAGGTCACCGGCGACACGTCAAGCAGTTCATCGAATTCAAGAATCCTGCGAGAGATAGAGCCGTCCGGATTGTCCGCCCACTGGTCGCGCTTTACCACGAATGCGAAACTCGACCCGGTGATGTCTCCGCGGCGCATCGAGACCATGAGGTCCCGCGCGAACTGCGTATCCGGCGGATCAATCTCGTAGGCAAGGCCGCGCGCATCCACGCTTAGGCGCATGGTTCCAGCGGTAGTGCGGCCCAACACAAAGTTGGAGTCGTGATTGAACAGCCCACGGACATCGGGGTTGGAAGCCAGCACGCCGTCGAATGCATGCGGGTCGATTTCTTCCCGCAGTTCCGTCGACCATCCAAGATTCTCACTCGGCGAATCGAACACAGCACCGTAACCGTTGATCTTGCTGGGCTCGTTTTCACCGGATACGCGGAACTCGGTATGCGCAAAGAAGCGCCGTTCAACCTGCTTAGACACTCGCAACCTCCGCGGCGGCGTGGACCGCGCTCACTTCTTTTGCTGTGTTGATATGGATAGATCGCACAGCCTTGATGAACTCGGCTCCAACGGTCTCGCTCGGCACTTCTGCGGGCCAGGACGCTGCGCGTTTCGTCAAAGCGACCAGAGCTGCGGTCACGATCCCGTCTGGAACCGGCTCGCCGGCACCTGCCGAAAGCTCGGCAATCGACTGCATAACCGGCGCAAATATCCCCGTGATTGCGGATGAATCTCGCTTATCGCGCTTCAATAGCCGCTTGAACGAGTCGTTCCAAACGTTGATGTAAGCCTGGGTGTAGCGGCCAAGCGTGTTCCGCTCGTCCTCTGTGGGGACCGGCGGTTTTTCGTCTTTGCCGGCGGGTGCGGCCTGCGTGGGATCAGCGTTGAGCGGTTGATCGAGCACCGGCTCCGTATCAAGCAAACGCTTTGCGTTTTGCATGTTGACCGGGACCAAATAAACGTCGCCCTCAGGACCGATTGGATTGTCGCCAAGTTTCCGCTTGCCGTCATTAATCGAGTAAAAGCCCCACTGCCGGCCCGTCCCGAGCCCGTCCATGGTGGTCTTGAAATCTCCGCGCAGCCGTTCGGACACATCGAATTCCACTTGGAACGACCCGGCGTTGCGGCCTTGCTTCGGTAGCAGCTTGCGGGTGATCTCCTGCTCGATCCGACAGATATATGGACGCAGTGTGTCGATGACAAAGGAAAGATTCTGTTGTTCCGCGTTGTTGTTCGACATCCGCGTTGTGTCGCCCACCAGATGGGGAGGGACGCGGAACAGCGCGGCAAGTTCGGCGCGCTGGAATTGGCGCGTGGCCAGGAATTGCGATTCCTCCGGGGACATTCCAATGGCCTGATAGGTCCAGTCGCCCGAGAGAACAGCAACGCGGCCTTGGTTGTCGCCGCCCTGGGTTTCTTCCCAGGTTTTCT